CCCCCTGCAACTTTTTCCCTATAGCTTTTGCAATAGGCACCAACGCTTCCCCCTCAAAATCAATAGAGTAATGCGTTACTCCTTTATCCTCTACCAGTTTAAGGTATTTGACGTAGTTCTCTACGTAGTTCCGGGCTGTATCCACGTTAAACGCGCGCCCCACCACTTTGTTCTTGTTGGCCCCGACACCTCTATGGCCGACAAATACTGTGTTACCAACTTGCACTAAGTCTACGTCAGGCATACTTATTTCGTGGGCAAGGCCCACTAACGCGGCCTGCTCCGATACGCCCCCGAGGTCAAGTTGCCCGGCCACCATAGTGAGGATAGTTGGAGCCGGCAGTGGTTCTTGTTTGCTATCTACTACGTTTTCCATGGGGTACCCTCTTGGCGTTGTTGGCGTTGTTGGCGTAAGTATACACGGGAAGCAAAAAACTTACAATTAAGAGCTAGCCTTGTTGAAGCTGAACGTGTCAACCACGGGCGCACATGCGCCTACAGCTGAATTTGTTGGATTACCAAGTTAGCCGCTGGTGAGCTGGGGGCGAAAGCTGTCGCGGGGACGGCCGATAGGGCAACCGCGGTGTCTGTCGCGGCCATCATGACCTCGACGTAGTCCCCCGCGTTCATAGATACTGACTCCGCGACAAACACCGAGGTGTAGACGCCATTGCCAGTAATGCCAATAAGTCGAGACGAGTCTGGAATATCTACACCGTTTTTTCGTATCCACGAGTAGATATTCTTTGCGGAGGCGTTCGTGCTAGAATACTGCAGTGAAGCCGATACGGAGTAAAAGCCGGAGCCCGCGACAACGATACGAGACGCTGGGGTGCCTATAGTAACCCCGTTACTAAGCAGTACGCTACCGAACGCAATCGCATACGGCGTGTTTACAACTGCCGGGGAATAGCTCGTATTCCTAGAAAAAGTGCCGTAGGACTTCTGCTGCTCAATAACGGGGCGGACAAATATCACTCCGTCGGTGGAGCCCACCTGCATAATTAACCCAAGGACTACGACACTTTCAGGTGCAGTAGGTTTGACATTGGTGAAAGCCCCTGCGGTGATGGGCGACGCATATATTATATCCCCTTGTGCGAACGCACTCGTATCAACCCCGCGCACAAACCCCAAAGTAGTGCAGTAGCCCTTTTGCCCAGAATCGGGCAGGTCGTGGGTCATCACCCCCAGAGCATACAGCGTGGACTGCGTACCATCAGCAAGGTACGGAGAAATACTTATTGCGTCGTTTGTGGCCCCGACAAAGCCAACTACAGTCCCGTTAGGGATGGTCACACCTGTGCTGTTCTGCACCCGCGCATACAGTTCTTGGCCAACCTGTTGGACGACCCCATACTCCAAGCCCACTTCCAAAGTAGCATCGGTAGGGTCCCAGTCTACTCTACCTATCTTATGTGGGGCGGCTCCAGACGTAGTATCGAAGTCAATATAATCTACCTCCTGCCCCCAGTCTAACCGCCGCTGCATCGCTTCGACGCGGTTAAAATATAGCCGTAGGATGTTGTTGAGTTGGTCTTGATACTGCCGGCTGTACTGGTCAGTTGCCGACGGAAGCGCTGGAGGCGCTGGGGGGTTAATATCATCCTCGGAGGTGACAATTAGTGCCATTATCGTCTCCCGTCAGGTCGCATGTCGATGCGGGGGGCACCGAGCTGCCACGTCACACCTTCTCCAGTGGACTCGACTTTCATGGCCATCTGACGCCCCCGCACACGGGTGAAAATCTGCCCAGTGAACGCCTCGATAGGTAGCACCGCGGAGCGGGATATGACCCGGCTGTTACTACCACCGACCGATGCAGGATCGTTGTACCCCGAACCTGAGTTAGCCATAGGCAGCAGGGTCATGGTGGCGCTTGGAGCCGCCGCGGTAGAACCGTCGAAACGAATGTCCGGTAGTATGCGCCAGACAAAGGCGAACTGGTGCCCGTCATCAAGGTCGAACTCTGCTGAGGCGATGTAGGCGTGTATGGGCAGTGTCGTACCCGTCTCGTTGTCGTCAACACCCAACTCGTGTTCTACGAGGTTATTGCTGTATGTAGCGCCCAGTGGACGATCTCGTAGTCCAGAGTCCAACCATGCGGTTCGTGACATCGTGCCGTAATACCACACATCCTCCATGTAGTTATACACCACATAGCGGTCATTCTGAGTGACGTCCTGCGAGCAGTAGAACCACCACACCTCGTGGTAGGCCTCGTTAGTACCTGCAACGACCTGCTCGTACTGTTGATCGTTAAAATCTTCGAAGATAAACTTGCGTAGGTCGCACCGTAGGGGCTGCACGCGGCCATCGTACTTATAGAACTTGTCCTTACCCATCCAGTATGCCGTGCCATTGGCGTATGCTACAGCGTTCTGCCCAGCGATAGAGATGTTCTCTCCAACTAACTGCGCGGTCCAGACAACGGGCGCTCCTACGTACTGCAGGGAATATAGCGCCGCATCAGTCCACACGAGCACCTCTTGGCGGGATTGTTTTGCTGCAACAATTTTACTGCCTCGGGAGAGTGTGAGGAACCCTGCCTGCGACGTCACAGACGGCGTCCAGTCCACAGCACTACCTTGGTCAGACCACCGGATCAGCATCGGGTTAACCGTAGCACTGCCAAACTCGTTTGCCCCAAAAGCGAAGACAAACCGGTTAATGTCCGATATCTCAATTAGCTGCTGCGATAATGGCACGTCAGACGCACCGGCCAAAGTAGATAACTCGACACCTCGCGAGTCCGTACCGCTTGTGGCGTCCCAGTAGTAAATCGGACCCCCACGAGGGCCAAAAATAAGGTCTTCCCCGAAGTTAGACTGGCTCCATAGGCGAATAGCGCTAGTCGAAGAAGCTCCAATACCCCACGTACCGGAGCCCCAAAACGATGCACCCCAACCAGTTTGAGGTATTGCAAACGCGCTACCTACGTTGATCTGGTACACCGCGGTTACCGTTCCCCCGCCCGATGCTGTGCTCGTAGCTGGGGTACCCACGTCAATAGTATATTCGTCTGGCACCGTGGTGAGGGTGAGCTGGTACTCTCCGGACACTGTAACCCCGCCAACGGCCGTGGCCCCGCTAAACGTAACGAAGTCGTCGTCTACGTATCCGCCGTTTGCGTCAGCCACCACGACGATAGGAGAACCCAGAGTGGTTTCAAACGGGTTAGTGAGGACTACGGTGTCTCGTAGTGGGGTAATGTCGTTGTAGGCACCGCCCTGCTCAACATAGAACTTTAGGTTAGTGCCTACGCCAATTAGGTTTTGGCTTCCAAGAGTTACCCAGTTCCACAGAGACCGACATACGCCCTGAAACGTGGAGTTAGATATGCGCTGCCACCCACCTATTTTCTCTGGTGTACCCTGACGAAAACGGATTTTATCGCATTCGTACCAACCACCCTCGCTTGTATAACGAGTGTTTTCGCGGTTAACGCCAGCCTTCAATAAGAGTTTCTTTAGGGGCATATTACACCATCAGTTCAAAATGTGGGCCGTCGATAAATGGGCGTTTACCCTCACTACGGCGTAAGTCTATGTATGCGTCCATAGCATTTTCCATCGTACCGTTCCACTGGCGAATATCGGGGATGTGCCACGCGGCACCCCAACGCAGAACCGCACCGGTCTCAACCGCGGCCTGCTTCATGGCATCTGCGATATCGTCGTATAAGTTCAGCTCCCATGACGCACGGCTACCGATATAGGCCATCAGGTCTACGGCGTTGCCATCGAGGTGCTTGGATCGCATGGTCTTGCTTGCGCCCTTGTCCACGAGAACCCGCTGTTCTTCCATCGTACGAAGGCCGCAGATCACACCGAAGTCGATCTTTGTCAGCACTATCGCCAAATTCACAGTTGCGACCAGTTGTTCGTCAACGCCCTGCAAGTTGCGCAAACTGCGGTCTGAGAGTTTGAAGGTCATTTGTCTTTCTCCGATGTGTTACTTGCGCCAAAGTAGAAACTAATAACCGCAGAAGCACTGCCGCCCAGCCAACCTACGGCGACGTTGATGAGGCCAAGATCGGCACTGTGATCTATGAATGTTACGGCCCCAACGTAACCGAAGAACGCAAGCAGCGTACCGACAGCCAGCACCGTTGGTGTCATATCTTTTACACTGGCGTGACGACGGCGTGCGCTGTCTCGATCTGCAGCGGAAATCTTCACCAAGTCCACGTCGAGCTGCTTCATGCTGACCTTGAAGTCAGCCTCGACCTTCTTGATCTCAGCCAGCTGATCTGGGGTGGCGTTTGTTACCGCGGCATCGACAGCCTCTAAAGTAGCTTCGGGGAGCCCCAACTTGTCAGCTACCAGCTTGAGCGCCATGCCTCCCAGAGGACCGCCTATTGCGGTCGCGAGTGTGGGAGCTACTGCTCCGAGTATTGCTCGTAGGTTTGTCATTGTTGTAGCCCCTTTAGATACATTGCGAAAAAGTATAGCAACCCGCCGCCCCCGCCGAGTATAACAAAAAGCCCTGCGCCTAGGAACACTTTTGCAAAAAAGGCTTGCTGTTGTTCAATTGCCGCCTGCCGCTGCTTGCGCATTTGGCCTTCTGTGCGCAGGATTTCCTCCCACGTCCCTATACCATAGGCCATCGACACGTAGACCTTGAGTTCATAGCGCTGAGTTTCGATCTGCTTGCGGGCCAGCACCGCTTGCGTAGCCATCGCTTCGATATTGCCAGAGCCAGTTAGAAGCCGCGTGACGATACTTGGGTTCTTTGTGGACTTCTCAATCGCGGAGATTTGAGCCGACGCACCCATCCACTTCTGGATGTCACCGTGCATAGACTCGATATCCCGGCCAACCTCGAACCCACGCTTGAGCACAGAGAACGCTTTGCTGGCAGCGCCTATCGCAAGGGTGACTGAGGCAGGGTCCATATTCTTACAACTTTCGTTCCATTAGCCGATCGAGCTTTGAGTCAAGCTGTTCCAGCCGTTGAATAACGCGGTTGATGTCCGCATGGACCTCCGCCTTGGTAACATAGTCCCGAGCTACTTC